TTCTTCTTGTTGTTGCTCCCCAACCATCATCCCAGTCATCACCAAAAGTAGAAAATTCTAACGTTTTGCGTCCTCTAGAAACTCTGTGTGGTAGTATTTGATTAAAGAAATCTTTCCATAAAAAATTATTACCTACCATATTTCTATCATATTCGTTAATAACAGCATCGTGAAACTGAGAAATATCTGTATATAATGATGGTGTTTCACCTCTAGAATCAATAGACATAGGTAATAGCTGTAAAGGAAATTCTCCACGAGGAGTTGAATTACATCCAGCATAAACATAACTCGATAAAACACTACAAGATAAACTTATATAGAATCCTGCGCCACCCATTCTTACTATTTCACTCATAGGAATTTCTTCTTCTTCTTGTGATCTTTTGGCTATATCTTGTATCCATCTAGGAGTTTTTTCATTGGTATTTGAAATATAATAAAAATTATTGTTTAAGATTTCGGCATTACTATTTGCAATATCCACAACAGATTTATCTAAATTTTTACCTGTATTAGAAAGTTTAATAATACCAAAACCGCCAAAAGAAAGTGTGTCTCCAAAAAACTGATGTTTTTTGTCAGGGATAAAACTTCCAGGAAGAAAAGCGCTTGCATCAGTTTTTTCTATTCCGTAACTTTTTATTCCATCACCTTTTAAAGTATCTAGAAAATTGGATCCAGTTAAAATACTAGCAAGTATGTTTCTCATATTATTTCTAAGAATATGTCCTTCACTTTCATTATTTGGACACTCTTGTAATCCACCGGCTTCACCTGGAGGAGTAGGATAATATACAAAACGTGCTTCATTTTCTAACCAATTGCGTAAATTTCTTGAAGGTATTTTTCTTCCATTTATACCATCATTACTTGTAAAAAAACTAGAATGTTCACCTTGAACACAGACTCTTTCATTTCCTGGTCGCGGATAATTTGTCATATTATAATTAACATCTAACGATGAATGTGCCACAATTATATATATTGGAATTCTATTTATGCTTGCTTCAATTAATCTAGTATCCATACTATTTGAAATATTGTCCGCTAAAGATTTACTTACAATATTAGCTCTTGTTAGTCCATTTCCAATTTCATTACTTAGATCTTGTGCCATATTTTGAAGAAATCCACGAATTCGTTTCAAATTATTAGAACTCATAGTTATATATATATGAGTAATAATTATTTTTCAAAAATTGAAAATTAAAAAAACTTTGTCTTAGTATACTAATGAACTATAAGATTACTAGTATGCCAAAAAAAAACAAAAAAGTGAGACCACAGTGTCCTATTTGTTATGAAGAATATACAAAATCTGAGCGGGCTAAAGTTGTTTGTGGCCATTGTGATTATTCTGCTTGTAAAAAATGTATTAGACGTTATTTATTGGGTAAAAGTGAATCTTATCATTGTATGAACTGTAATAAAGGTTGGGATATAGGATTTGTTAGAAAAAATCTTAATTCTTCATATATCGATAAAGAATATAAACAACATCGCAAGAAATTATTATTTGATATTGAAAAGGCTCGTCTTCCTGAAACAATGCCTTACGTAGAAAAGTATCTAAGTATAAAACCTCTTGAAGAAGAGAATACTAATGTTAAAAATGAAATTCACAAACTTGAAGATTTACTATATAATATGAGGCGCAAGGTTAGACAAAATTCCATAAAAATAGAAAACTATAAAAGAGGAAATTTTAATTTTGGAGAGGAAAAAAATGGAGAATCAAAAGAGAAAAGAGTTTTCATGAAAGGATGCCCAGTAGATGGTTGTAGAGGATTTCTTTCAACTCAATGGAAATGTGGTATTTGTAAAATATATGTTTGTAAAAAATGTATGGAACCTATTGGCGATAACAGAGATGCTCCACACGAATGTAATCCAGATAGTGTTAAAACAGCAGAAATGCTTAAACGAGAAACAAAAAATTGTCCTTCGTGTTCCGCAGTTATTTATAAAATTAGTGGTTGTGATCAAATGTGGTGCACAAGATGTCAGACAGCTTTTAGTTGGAAAACAGGTCAAAAAGTAAATGGGGTTATTCATAACCCACACTTTTATCAATGGCAGAGAGAAAATGGTGGTGCTACACAAAATCCTAATGCGGTGCATTGTGGTGGAATTCCTGCCTATTATATGTTCAGGCAAAAAATAAGATCTTATTCAATATTCTGTTCTCCATCAGCTGTTAATAATATAATGCGTTTACATCGTGCGTCAATTCATTTTGGACAAATTGAGTTGGCAAGATATAGAGAAAAAGTTCAACGAAATATTGATAATACTGATTTACGTGTATCATATCTAGCGAAAGAGATTTCTGAAAATGAAATGAAAAAGAAGCTAGCATCTCGTGATACAGCACATATGAAAGCTAGAGCTATATTAGATATTTATGAATTGTTTAATAATGTAATTACTGAATCTGTAATGGCTATTTTCAATATTGATATTCAACAAGATCATATCCATTGCATTAATTCTCTAATGCAAGAAATAAATAAAATAGATAATGTTCGAAGATATTGCAATGAAGAACTTAGAAAAGTTAGTATTAATTATAAACAGTGTGTAAAGCTAATCAGTCAAAGTTTATATACATATTCTGAAAAATTTAAATCTGATAAAATTAGCTTAATAAATAAGAAAAAATATTTTATAAAACCTTTTAAATGGGAGTATAACCATTCAAATTATAACCAGTTAAAATGCACATCATTATCCGATACAGAATGGAATAGTGTTTTATTTAACTAAAGTGGAACAAATAAATTTCGAAAAAACATATCAACTTTTTTTTTCCAATCTGATTTTAGTCTTTTTTTATTAAAAGTGGTAATTCCTTGACCTCTTTTCATATGACCACTACCGTAGAATAGAATCGATTCTAGATACTCAATCACATCATCATATTGTGATGGTATTTGATCAATATCAACACGATAATTACTATTATAGATATGTCGATTATAAGTTTTATCAGAGTAAATGTGTGCAACGTGCTCAGCTTTTGTGAGATTGGTAATTAATCCAAACCCCAGTATTTTACCACCAGGAGACATATTCAACATTTCAATAACAATAATTTGAATAGAGTTGGGGACTGTTCTACAGATGAGTTTAGGAACTCCATACATACAACCATTCCACTCTCGTCTATCTCTCCACTGTTTGTTTTCAGAAGCTGTTTTTTCATTAAATCTTGTTGTTCCTATAAGATAATCATTATATAGTTTGGGCATTTTACTAATCAAAATGAGTTTATTATATATCAATTTTTTAAGATAGATATATAATGGAAAAAATAGAATCAACAACAAAATGTGCAGCAGATCAAATTAGACAAATTTTAAATAAGTTAGAAAAGAAAAATAGAGAGATTGTGTTGGAATCTATAGTAAAAGAAGAGGAAGATGAAGTAAGACCAGCTGGAATAACAACACCTATTTTAAATAACTCTGAGGTAATATGGAGAAGATATTTAAGAGGTTATAGACATTTGCCTCGCTATTAATGAGTAGTAAGAATACTTCTATTATTTTTAGTGCGCTTTAGACCACTATGATTTTGTGAATTTGGAAGAATTTTATAAGAAATATCATATAGTTTTGCACATATACCTTTTGAAGGTTGGGCTTCCATAACAGGATTATCAAGAGGATTTTGTAGATAAAGATCGATTAAATTAATATCAAAATCCTTATAGTGTTTATAGTAATCTTCAACAATTTGTGCTAGCTGATATTGAACATAGATAAGTCTATCTGACACTAATCCCATTTGCTTATAGCCTTTTGCATATTCGTGAGTTTTATCTAGATGCATAAGTAAAACCATAACAGAAGGTAGGAAATTTTCTATATCTTCTTCTTTTGTAGCTAAAATGTGTCTTAAATGTTCTGAATTACAATTCATAAAGGTGCCGTAATCATTTTCTAAATCTTGAAGAATTTTCTTTTCACCTTTATTTGTTTTTAATTTTAATCTTCTAATAGCAGTATTTTCCAATGCTGCTTTAATAAGAATTGCAGTATGATGATCTCCTTCATCGTGAGCTCTTTTTGCAAGATGGGTATAATAATGAATATTATATTTTACACGCTGTAATTTGTTTATTTTATCATCATCTAACATTATCAATAAAATAATATTAACTATAGCATTATCTATTAGTTCTGGTATTGATTTTCTTTTTAATTTACTCAAGAATGAATAAAGCTTCATTGATGCTTTTCTCATTTGAATAGAACTACTATCAATGTTAGTATCAAATTCACTTGTAAAAAGATTATGTAAAAGTGTTTTTACACATCCTCTATGTGTAGGAGTAACATCAAATCCTACATTAAACAGTTTCAGTCCTTCTTCTGAAAGAACGCGTTTTCTGCCCATTTATTAGCTTTAACAATAAGTATTTAAGTATCTTTCAAATACTTATTGTGTTGAAATTATCTTTATAATATATATATGGCTGGAAATCCTATTGATATTTATAGCAAAACAAATGAAGATGACGTTAATGAGAATGGTAATTGGAATGCCGATACAACCGCTATTTTTAGAAAAATTTTAGGAAGCGGTATTTCATTTGATGAAGAGAGTAACAATAACAATGACAACAATAATAACAACAGTAACAACGGTAACAACAGTAATAGTGGTAATAACAGTAATAGTAATAATGAAGTCGAAAAACGGGAAGGTAGTTCTAGTCAAATAGACCGATTTTGTAATGGAGATATTCCATTAGACTATGCCTTACAAGCTTTCACAGATGCTGATTTTGTATTTATTTCACACGATATTAGAGCAAATGGAAAGAGAGGTTCTATAAGAGGATTTATGTGTGTAAGAAACAATCATAATGCACGTGGTGATCATGAAGAAGGAACATTGTATATTGATTTGATATGTAATTCAAGTAGACAAAGTGCAAGATCGGCAGCCAAACGCCAACAGACTGGTTTGGCTGGGGGTAAAATTTTGTTAAATGCTATAAAAGCATTCGCCATAGAAAATGGTTATGAACGTATTGCTTTAAAAGCATTAGAAACAGTTATTCCTTATTATTATAAATTTGGTTGGAGATTCATAGAAAGATGTGGAGATCAAGAACGTGGTGCAGGTATGGGCGATGCAGTAGCTGAATTGTCAGCAGCATTAAAAGCTCATCATCAACAAAATCCTAATATGGAAGACTTAAAACAAAATCCAGATATCAACACAGCATTAGTTAAATTTAAAAAATTTTTACCTGGCATTCACGATGAAACAGTAATGAGAACAGCACGCTATCAAAATGATGACTGGGAAGACTTAATGGTTCAAGATCAATCTACTGTAAAGCTACACGAAGCCGAAACACGCGATAATGGATATGCTATGTTATGGTGTGTTCCTGTAGGTAGTGGCAAACAGGAAGAAAAAAAAAGTGGA